CAGATATTTGTTATCTGCAATCGCCTGATGCACCACTTGGGACAGTGCCATTTCCCGGACAGAATAATCTTTCTCTGTATGCTCACTGCGGGCATAATAAAGAGCCTGTTCCGTAAAGCGGTTGGTCTTTTCCAGTTCCAGCAGAAGTTCTTTTGTCCAGTTCGTCCGATGGTTTTCACATAGGAGTTTCATGGCAGTAATGGGCGTTTTGATTTCGTGAATCCATTGTTCAATGTATTCCTTGTACTCCAGGCGTTCCCGCTCGACCTCCCCAATCTGCTCCAACATGGATTTTCCAGCCATTTTCAAAATCTGATAGTAAACCTGATCCTCGGCCTGTTCCGGCAGTTCCATCACTTCAGAAATAAGGTATCTCTCGGAGAGCTGCTTCGCCATATCCAGAAGTTTTTTCATCTGCCGCTTTCGTTTCCAGTAAGTGAGGACAAGTCCCATCAGCAAAATCAATGCCCATACGATCAGGATCAATACTACTGCGGAAGCCGAATTGCCGCACACCAGCAAAAATACAGTGAGCGCAGCCATGCAAACAAGGTTCGTCAGCAGAAATGGAAGCCTGTTTTTCCAATACCGTTTGCTGTTCATATCGTGTACCCCTGGCGATGCTTTGTCTTGATAAAATCCGTCAGGCCAATGCCCGCCAGTTTTTCCCGGATGCGGTTGATATTGACGCTCAAAGCATTGTCATCCACATATAGCTGATTGTCCCATAGATAATCTACAATATCATTACGGGAACAAATCTTTCCTGCGTGTTTGAAAAGATAATATAATATTTTCAATTCATTCTTTGTCAGTTCTGCTTGGTTACCGTCATATTCAATCGTGCTACTTTCTAAGTGAAGAATCGCTCCTTGCCAATTCAGACGCTCAATTTGTTCTATCGGGTAAGCTCGTTTCATCAAGGATGAAATCTTTGCCAGCAGAATTGCTGTGTTATAAGGCTTGGTGATAAAAGCATCTCCACCCAGCAAAATACTGTTCAATTCATCCATGTCCGTATTGCAGCTTGTTACAAAGATAATCGGTACATTGGAAAAACTGCGGATTTGAGAACAGATTGAGTAGCCGCTTTCTTGTGGCAGCTTTATGTCCAGCAAAATCAAATAGGGATGAGTATTTTTGACCGCTTGCATAACTGATGTAAAGTCAGTAACTGCGGATGCCTCATATCCGTTTCCGTTTAACAGAACTTGTAATTCAGTTTGAATGATTGGGTCATCTTCGATGATGAGTATTTTATATTTTTCCATGATTACATGTCCCTTTCTTTGAATATTTAGTACCACCAAGGCAGTTCCAGCCAGAAGTTATCCAGAGCCAATTTCTCCGTGGACTTTGCTCTGCTCTCTGACAGATGGAAGTGCTTCGCCGTTTCGCTCAGAGGATGGAGGACATCGTCCTCAAAGCCAAAGCGATACCAGAGATAGGCTTTCTCTCGCTCATCAATCATTTCCAGAGCCGTATGGATTTCTTCGTGGGTTTCCTTTGCAATGAAAATCTGCTCTGGGTTCTGTACTCTGGAATCTGCTATAAATTCATGTTGTCCCTTATTCTCGCCCTTTTTGACCTCATCCAGACGAATGATACAGTCCAGATTTTTGGCTTCAAAGGTAGGATTCAGCCTGCGGATGTAGTCCAGCATGGCATTATGAATAGCCGGGGCAGCATAGGTCAAAAACTTGTTCCCGTAGTCGGGTTGAAAGCTGCTTATGCAGCCCAGAAGCCCCAATGAACCCTCCTGCACCAAATCGTTCAGTTCAATGCCGAGGGCAACGTTCAGCTCCCGCTGTGCGCTCCATATCTCATATGCCGTCTTTCGGATAAACCGCAGATTGTTCTCTACAAGGGCGTTTTCTGCCCATTTGTCACCGCTCTGCGCCGCAATACAGAGCTGCTCGTTAGTTATCTTGTCCATCATCTTCCGGCAGCACCATCGTCTGCATCAGCCCCAGCAAGGCTTTGTTAAAGTTGTCCAGAGCTTCCTGATTGACTCCATCGACACCGGAAATGCTGCCTGTAATAGCATCAACAACTGCTTCCGGCGTGATGGTCGGATTCTGCATATCCTGCCCCTTGGTCAGCTCGGCAAACATCTTTTCGGTGGCTTCCTTGCTGATTGCCTTGGCTGCGACCAAATCGCTGCCTGCTTCTTTCTTGATTTCCTTAACCACCGTCATAAAGGTGTTTTGAATCGTGGTCTGGTCTGCCTGATAAGCGGGAATTTTCATGGCATTAGCGGTTCGGGCTGCCTGTACTGCTTCGGGAGCTTGGTTCTGTCCCAACAGCAGAGAGCCAACGGTAGCAAACATCTGGTTTTGTGCGGCATATCCTCTTGCAAGGGTATCATCCATATACTGTGCAATCATATAAGTAACCATGGCAAAGCGGGGATTTTCCAGCAGACGGTTGACTACATCATTGTTGACCTTTCCGGTATAAAGATTCTTTGCAGCTTCAACAGATAATCCCAGTTCTGAAATATCGTAGTTCTTTTTATCCGGGATTACGGTCGTACCCAAGATAAAGTCCGTGGACACATTGAACACTCTGGCGATGCGGATAACGCTTTCTTCGCTCAGCTTTTCGGTCTTTCCGCTAAGGAAGCGGCTGATGGTGCTTTCATTCACATCAATCCGAAGTGCCAGTTCTCGCTGGGTCATCTTGCGTTCTCTCATTACATCAACGATTCTTTTCCGAACATCGGCGGGTAAATAAGTATCAGCCATTATGCTTCCTCCCCTCTGTCTGTTTTCTGTTTGATATATTTTCCGCTTTTAATGCGGGCATCTGTCGGCTTTTCAGCGTCCTCCGGGATGATCCAGCGGCTTCCTGCCCGCTGTGCGCCCGGTATGCGGTCATTGTTGCAGAGGATACCAACTCTTCGGGGAGAGATACCCCATTTCTCGGCAACTTCAAATGTAGACAGGTATTTCATTTCTGTATCATCCCTCCTGATTCATATTAACTTCAATTATATTCTATTTACGGAACAATATCAACCAACTTTGTGTGAACACTGCCGTCTCGAAACTTGCATTTTTTCAAGTTTTCGGGGCGGCTTTTTGCTTTGCTTGCGGAAGTGCCTGATTTTTCGGTTGAAAGCGTTTTTCTGCGTATATTCAGGCAGATGAAAAAATCATCGAGAAAAATCAAGGAGGTTATGCAAATGAACATTTTTGAAACAGTCAAGGCGGCGGTCACGGTTAGGCAAGCCGCCGAACACTACGGGCTGAAAATCAATCGCTCCGGGATGATTTGCTGCCCTTTCCACGATGACAGACACCCCAGCTTGAAGCTGAACGAGGATTACTTCTATTGCTTCGGCTGCGGTGCCAAGGGAGATGTGATTGACTTTGTGGCAAGGCTGCTTGACCTGTCTGCCTATGAAGCAGCGCAGAGACTGGCTGCGGATTTCGGACTGGACAGGCCGCCGTCCGTGGTGGCACAGGTAAAGAAGTACCGTCCCCGTGTGAATCAGTCGAAACAGGACGAGCTTTTCTGCATGAATGTGCTGTCCGGGTATCTTCATCTTTTGGAGGACTGGAAAGAGCGATATGCTCCCGAAGCACCGGAGGACGAGCCGGATGAGAGGTTCGTGGAAGCTTGCCACAAGCTGGAATATGTGGAGTATCTGAACGATTTGCTCCTTATGAGCGATCAGGAAGAAAGGACTGATACCGTCAAGGAACTTTTGACAGACGGAACGATTGCAAGAATGCAAACACGACTGGACGAGCAGAAAAAGGAGGTGCGCTGCCATGTCAGAGAACAGGAAATTGCTTGAGATGAATGTGCCGATGTGGTTTGACGGCAAGAGTATCAATGAAGCTCTGTTTTGTGAAGATTTTCTGAGAACCCGTCAGATTATCTTTGCAAACGGAGCTTTTTTCACACCTGATGGTCGAGTGACGGACGACCTGCCGCTTCGTGGCGAAATCTTTGAAGAATTGAAATATTGTGCCGTGAACAACATTCCCCGCAAAATCAGCAACATCATTGAGATTATGAAGCTGGCGGCTCATGTGGAGGACTTCCCGCCGGAGCAGGACAGGATTCATCTGGCAAACGGTACGCTCATGCTGGACGGCACTTTTACAGAGGGGAAGCCGGATATTGTGAGAAACAGGCTCCCGGTTTTCTATCGCCCGGATACTCCGAAACCTGTGCTGTGGCTTTCCTTTCTGAATGGTCTGCTTTACCCGGAGGACATCCCTACCTTGCAGGAATTTATCGGCTATTGCCTGATTCCCTCCAATAAAGGACAGAGGATGATGGTCATTAAGGGCAATGGCGGCGAGGGTAAATCCCAAATCGGTGCGGTGCTGGGGCAAATGCTGGGCAGTTCCATGAAGGACGGAAGCATTGGTAAAATCTCTGAGAACCGATTTGCCCGTGCCGATCTGGAGCATATCCTCCTATGCGTGGATGATGATATGCGAATGGAAGCCTTGCGCCAGACCAATTATGTGAAATCCATTGTGACAGCTCAAGGGAAAATGGATTTGGAGCGCAAGGGCAAACAGAGCTATCAGGGCTGGATGTTCGCCCGTCTGCTGGCTTTCTCCAATGGAGATTTACAGGCATTGTATGACCGAAGTGACGGTTTCTACCGCAGACAGCTTGTGCTGACCACAAAGGAAAAGCCTGCCGGAAGAATGGATGACCCTGACCTCGCCCAGAAGATGAAAGCTGAGGTGGAGGGCATTTTCCTCTGGGCGTTTGAGGGATTGCAGCGTCTGGTTGCCAACAATTTCAAATTCACGGAAAGTGAGCGCACCAAAACCAACCGAGAGTCCGTCAAGCGTGACAACAACAATATTTTCGACTTCATGGAGTCTGAGGGCTATATCCGGCTGAAAGCGGATGCTTCCATCAGCTCCAAGGAGCTGTACGAAATTTATCGGATGTGGTGTGAGGAAAATTCTCTGCCGCCCCTGAAATCCCGCAGCTTTAGTGACAGTGTGGTGGCAAATTTAAGTCGCTACAATCTGGAACACACCAACAAAATCACAAACTCTGCCGGGCGCAGGGTGTGGGGATTCATGGGAATTGAAGCCGTAGCCCGTCCGAATATAAATGGGTTTTACGACGTTTCGCCGTGTACGTACGTACCGGAGGAATGGCGGGATTGATTTTTTGGTACGTACGTACACAGCGTACGAGCGTAAATCACTCCTGTATAAAACCTTCGTGACGTACCCAAATGACAGGAAAAAGTCAGTCTTTTTTCTGTCAACGGACGGGGCGGTTTCGCAAAACAGCAGCCGTCCGTGCCGGACATTGGAAAGAGGAGCAGACAACTTTCTGATGTTCGGCAGAGGTCGCCGCAGCGACCGCATTACCCTCGGAGAGCCCCTCGGGAGAGCCCACGGCACTTTGCAGCCAGTATGGATGAAAGTGTCATAGTGGGTTATTACACTTCCGCAGAAGTGCCTCTCCAAAGCTACCTGTCTGCAAATCCCAAAGAAAGGAAGGAAAAATATGGCAAGAAATGACGGAGTTGACCGTACCTGTGCAAGAAATATGGATGTCACAGATAATGACATCGGAGATGCACAGGCACACAATGAGCGTGAAAAAGAAATATACAGTAACGAAGATATTATCCCGGAAAGAAGTTCCCTCAACGTACACTTCAAAGAACCTACCGGGAGCTACGCTGAAATGTTTGAGCAGATGAAAGCTGACAACATCATTTCCACCAGAGGTCTGAAGGCGGATGCCGTCCATTTCAACGAAATGGTCTTTGATGTGAACTCTGCGTACTTCGACAATCACGGCGGTTATGAATACGCCAGACAGTTTTATGAGGAAGCCTATAAATCCGCTGTGGAGATTGTTGGCGGTGAACAGTATATCCTCTCGGCAGTCATGCACGCTGACGAGATTAACCGGGCGATGTCCGAAGCACTTGGCAAGGACGTGTTCCATTATCATCTTCATGTGGTCTATGTCCCTGTGGTGGAGAAACAGATTTTGTGGTCGAAACGCTGCAAGGATGAAGCTCTCAGAGGAACGGTAAAGGAAACCATTATGCAGGTCAGCCGCAGTAAAAAGTGGCTGTCCAAACCTGCTGTGGACAAAGATGGAAAACCAATTCTGCAAGTCAATGGTAAGCCTGTTCTCCGAAAATCCTATTCTGTTTTACAGGATGATTTTTTTCAGCACATGAGAGCTGCCGGATATACCGATGTGGAACGTGGAGAGCGTGACAGCACCGAGGAACATCTGACTGTGACCCAGTTTAAGGTGGCAAAGGAAAAGCAGCGACTGGAAGCTGTGACGGCGGAACTGAACCAGAAAGAAGCACAGCTTGACGATACTACACAGGCTGCGGAGAAGAAAAAGCAGGAGCTTAAATCCCTGCAAGCACAGACTAAGGCGGCAACCGGAATAGCGGTGACGGTTCAGGAGCTGGAGTCGATGGGTAAGAAATCTTTTACCGGGAACATCGTCTTGACACCCGATGAATGCCGTACTCTCAAAAATTATGCTGTCAGCAGCTTTGCTGAAAAAGCGGAGAAATTAAAATACCAGCAGAAATATGAAACAGCCAAGAAAGATGCTGGGGTATGGAAAAAACGATATGAGAAACTTCTGGAACAGGCTCAGCCGTATCTGGATGCTGTCAAGCTCGCACCTGAAAGGGTACGGGCTTTTCTTAATGCCGTTTTGACCAGAGGAAAAGAGAAACAGGACATTCCGCAGGAACGTGGACGAAAAAGAAAGGAGAGCACTATTGACAGATAAATGGAATGGTTTTGCCGATTTACTTGCAAATTTAATAGAAAAATATGCGGCGGTTCTGGATATTGATAATCTTCCAGAGCCGCCGTCTTGTTTGGAGGAAGAAAACACATCTGAAGAACCCAGTGACACTATTGAATTGATGGAAAAGCAATGATATAATAGTCGTGGAATAAGTGTCCAAACTCTATGCGAGAGCTACTGTTCTCAACGCATAGAGCTACATAGAATAAAAGCGCAATACCCCGTTGCACAATTAGAAATGAGGTGTTCCGGTGAACAATTATGATGATATGAATCAAAAATCCAATATGATTATTTACACAACAGAAGATGGATTGACAAAAATTGAAACCACATTTGATGAGGATACCGTGTGGTTATCCATTGACCAGATGGCAGAGTTGTTCCAGAGAGATAAATCTACTATTTCAAGACATATAAAAAATGTATTTTCCGAAGGCGAGCTGCAGCGAGAGTCAGTTGTTGCAAATTTTGCAACAACTGCGGCAGATGGAAAAACCTATCAGGTTGACTACTATAATCTTGATGTTATCATTTCTGTCGGCTATCGTGTAAAATCCAAGCGTGGCACACAGTTCAGAATCTGGGCAACTAACATTCTCAAAGAATACATGAAAAAAGGTTTTGCTTTGGATGATGAACGATTGAAAAATCTGGGCGGCGGTGGATATTTCAAGGAACTGCTTGAAAGAATCAGAGACATCCGTGCATCGGAAAAGGTGTTTTATCGTCAGGTGCTTGAAATCTATGCCACCAGCATTGACTACGACCCGAAAGCGGAAATCTCTATCCGTTTTTTCAAAAAGGTTCAGAATAAAATTCATTATGCCATTCACGGACAGACTGCGGCAGAAGTGATTTATACAAGAGCGGATGCGGAAAAAGAGTTCATGGGACTTACCACCTTTGCCGGTAATCAGCCGACACTCAAAGAAGCGATTGTTGCGAAAAACTATCTGAATGAGAAAGAGCTTCGTGCTATGGGACAACTTGTATCCGGGTATCTGGATTTTGCGGAACGTCAGGCAGAGCGTGAACAGGCAATGACGATGCAGGACTGGGCAGAGCATCTGGATCGCATTCTTACCATGAGTGGAGAGCAGCTTTTAATTGGAAATGGAAGCATTACTCATAAGCAGGCTGTTGATAAAGCGACTGGAGAATATCGAAAATATAAGACAAGAACGCTCAGCGACGTGGAAAATGATTATTTAAATTCGATAAAGATGTTGGAACAGAAAACTGACGGCAAAAAATAACAGACGATGAAAGCTGAATTATGCCACAGGCTGTGGCACAAATGAGGATGGCGATATGAAAGAAAAAACAAAAGTATATATTTATACGAGAGTATCTACTGCCGTTCAGGTAGACGGTTACTCCTTGGATGCTCAGAAATCAAGAATGAAAGCCTATGCTGAGTTCAACGATTTTGAAATCGTCGGTGAATATGAGGATGCCGGTAAATCGGGAAAGTCCATTGAGGGCAGATTGGAATTTAACCGCATGATGGAGGATATCAAGTCCGGTAAAGATGGCGTGTCCTATGTGCTGGTGTTCAAGTTATCACGTTTTGGCAGAAATGCGGCAGATGTGCTGTCTACCTTACAGGTGATGCAAGATTTCGATGTCAATCTGATTTGTGTGGAGGATGGCATTGATTCTTCCAAAGATGCCGGTAAGCTGATGATTTCCGTGCTTTCTGCGGTTGCCGAGATTGAGCGTGAGAATATCCGTGTTCAGACGATGGAAGGCAGAATCCAGAAAGCTCGTGAGGGTAAATGGAACGGTGGTTTTGCTCCCTACGGATACAAATTGGAAAAAGGTATGCTGTATATCAACGAGGAAGAAGCCGAGGCAATCCGCATTATCTTTGACCAGTATGTGCATACCGATATAGGAGCTAACGGACTTGCGAAATACCTTGCCAATCACGGTATCAACAAAATTCAGCGGCAGAATGGAAAAAATCCTCTGTTTGATGCAGCCCTGATTCGCAGAATTTTGAAAAATCCCGTTTACTGTGGTAAAATTGCTTACGGCAGGAGAAGAACAGAAAAGGTACATGGAACTCGCAATGATTACCGACTTGTGGAGCAGGAAAATTATCTGTTAGTTGACGGTCTGCATGAAGCCATTGTATCAGAAGGACTCTGGCATGAAGCCCAAGTAAAACTTCTTGCTCAGGCGAAGAAGTATGAAAAGGTCAACAACGGTAAAGACAACAAGGTACACCTGCTGACCGGATTACTTAAATGTCCTATTTGCGGAGCCGGAATGTACGGCAACAAAAGCATCAAGCACAAGCCGGACGGCACGAAATATAAGGATTTCTTCTATTATGGCTGCAAACACCGCACTATGACCCGTGGTCATAAGTGTGAATACAAGAAGCAAATCAATGAGGAATTGCTGGACGGTGCTGTTGCAGAGGTTATTATCAAACTGGTCAGCAATCCGAAGTTTGCGGCGATGATGCAGCAAAAAATCAATATGAAGATAGATACATCCGCCATTGAACAGGAGATTGCCAATTATGAAAAACAGCTTCGTCAGAGCTATGCTACGAAGTCCCGTTTGATTGATGAGATTGATACCCTTGACCCAGATGATAAGCACTACATCAAGCGTAAAGCAGACCTTGATGATCGCCTTTATAAAATGTATGATAAGATAGAGGATACGGAGAATCTGTTGATTGAAGCCAGAGCAAAGAAAATGGCAATAGAAGCAGAAAAACTCACTGCTGACAATATCTACAAAGTGCTGATTTATTTTGAAAAGCTGTACGCTGTCATGGACGAGCAGGAGAAGCGACAGATTATGGAATCGCTGATTTCTGAAATCCATATCTATGAGGAACGACAGCCAAACGGTCAGTGGCTCAAATCCATCAAATTCAAGCTTCCGATTATTGAGGAAGATATGGAAATGAGTTTGGACAGTGATACACATGTCGAGACAATAGTTGCACTACATCGGACAGATTTGTAAGAATCCTTGATTTTAGGCACTTTGAGAGGTTTTTCAGGTTTGACCAGAGTGACCGAAAAACATACAAAAAGGCAATTTCTGATGGAGTAAATGTGTCTGTGGTATTGGACTGCGGCTTCGGAAACACATCAAAGGAAAAGTAATATTTTTATCATTCAACTAAATAACAGAAGCGTGAAAGACCGTTCATTTTCAAGAAAAATTGAAAGTGAGTGGTCTTTTTTTATACCTTTAAAACGGATTTTTATTAAGACGTTTTAAAGGGCTGATTCGATGTGTTCGAGAAAGGCGATATTATGGAGACGATCCGGAATGTAGATATAAACAGATTGCATGATTTCAAAAATCATCCATTTAAAGTAGAGATGAATACAGAATTGTGCGAGCTTATGAGAAGTATTGAAAAAGAAGGAGTGCTTGTGCCACTTCTTGTAAGGACTAATCCATACGGTGATGGATATGAAGTTATATCAGGACATAGAAGGAAGGAGGCAGCAATTTGGGCAGGAGAGACGAAGGTTCCGGTTGTGATAAGAGAATTAGATGATGATCAGGCAGTTGTGGCAATGGTTGATTCTAATCTGCATAGAGAGAATCTCAAACCTAGCGAGAAAGCATTTGCGTATAAGATGAAGCTGGATGCAATGAAACATCAGGGAAAGCACCTTGACAGTGGGGCTTTGGCTCAAGTTGGACCAAAGTTTACAGATGGAAGTCAGCTAAATGAGAAGGGCAATAATACAAGTACAATAAATAGTAATGAATTACTTGCAAGACAGGTGGGAGAGAGTGTGGCACAGATAAAACGATATATAAGGCTTACAAAGCTTATCCCAAAGATACTTGATATGGTTGATGATGGGAAGATTGCATTCACGATTGCAGTAGAACTGTCTTATCTGTCGGAGAATGAGCAGTATGAGCTTCATGCAGTCATGGATTTAGAGCAGTGCACACCATCATTGTCGCAGGCAAACAGGATGAAACGTATAAGTCAGAGCGGAAAGCTGGATATGGATGCAATCTATTCAATATTGGAAGAGGAAAAACCGAACCAGCGGGAACAGATTAAGATTTGTGCCAGTACACTTGAGGAGTATTTCCCAGATGATTTTACTCCAAAGCAAAAGGTGGAACTTATAGAGAGGCTCGTAAAAGAGTGGCATGAAAAACAGATTAAAGATAATGGAAGGAACAGGTGATTATATGAATAAAAATCAGAATATACGATTTAATATGGATAAGGAATCTGATATTATGGCATGGGAGAGCCTTCACAGCAAAGATGTGGGGGAAAGATTTAAGTCACAAAACAGGTTCGTGATTGAAGCAATCAATTATTATTATGAGAGAGTTATGCGTATACAGGAAGATCCATATCTGGAAACAAGGGAAAAAGAAGATGCATTTGCGGACAGGATAGTTGGAAAGGTAGAAAGGAAAGTACTTTCCAATCTTCCTGCCTTACTGGGATTATATGTAAAGAAAGATTATGAGGAGGAATAATTATGGCGATAGACAGGACAGTTAAGTTTACAGTGAGATTAAATATGCTTAATCCGGCTCATGTAACTATTAATAAGGTTCTGAATGAGTTAAATTTGGATATATTTAAGTCAAAGAATCAGTTTTTTATAGATGCAGCAACTTATTATATCGAGAATTATGGGCAGGAAGAATTAACGCAGCCAAAGAAAGAGAAAGAGCCGGAGTTTGTATCAACAGAAGATATGGAAGCAATTGAGGAAAGAATCAGGCAGGCGGCAAAGGAAGAAGCACGTCAGGAAGCCAATAAGGAAGTTATGACAATGGTAGGAAGTCTGCTGGCTGCAATTCAGACTGGTGGAGGTGCTATGTCAGTAATGAATAAAGCTGATGCTGCTATGGAGACAGGAACGAAAAGCATATCTGATGAGGAGTCAGAGGATTATGAAGAAGATGAGACATTAGTACAGAGTGCACTAAGATGGATGATAAATGATTAGCAATAGAATATAGATTATAGAGACAGGGACTGTGTAGAAATACATGGTCCTTATTTTTATCTGCAAATATTGTAGCGACTGCCGGCATAAAACGATGGCAGAAATAAAAAGCGACTGAACAATCCGACGGCAGTAACTTAAAATGCCGTAATAATCCGACAGCATGGAACTTGAACGAAAGAAAGTCGGAAAAAGAACAAAGGAAAAGTGATGGCACAAAGCGACGGCATTATATAAGAGCGACGGCATAAAGTGAAGTCAGCTATGAAAAATGCTGTAACAAATTGCCGTCAATTAATGTGAAAAGACACCTTTACGAGATTTTAGACAATTATCAGAGCAAGAGATGCTTCAAGCAAGGGGCAAGAGAAGTTCAAATACAGCCCTCGGCGTTTGAGAGCGAAATACACCCTCCGCACAAAACTTCGTTTTGTACTCCGGGGATTTCGCGATTGCATCGAGCCTGAGAATAAATATTACTATGGCTGCATTTGAAGAATTAAATGTAGCTGATAAAAAGAAGGAGATGATAGCAATGCCAAGACATTCATTTATACAGATGACGAAACTCCATAATGTCATGGGGAGAATTGATTATATAACAAGTACAGTTAAACAGGAAAATCTATATGCCATATATGCGACACAGCCACTTCGTTCTTTTTGGAAAGATCTTGCAAAATGCAACAGAGAAGAATTTGCTAAAAGTGGAACGATAGGAAAATATATTGAGGCAAGAGAGCTGATTATAGCATTACCGGAAGGCTTGTATCATTATGAGCATGACTATCTTATCAAACATTTTGCTACGGATTTCAAGAAAAAGTATGGTGTGGACTGCTATGCAGCCCTGCATCATAACAAAAGAAAGACAAACTTTCATATTCATCTGATATTTGCAGAGAGGACGAAACTGGAAAAGCCGGTTGTTAAGGTAGCATCAAGAAACATGTTCTATGATGAAAGAGGGAAACATGTGCGTACTAAGAAAGAGATATTGGATGCAAGTGGTGACATCCGTAATGGCTGTAAGATTATCAGAAAAGGCGAGGTCTATGAGAAAAAAGAGTTTTCTATAAAAGTCGATAGATTTAAAAAGGATTCATTTCTTGATGAGGCAAAGGTGTTTTTTACAAATGAAATAAATCAGCTTGTGCTGCATGAAGAGGATAAACTTAAAGTCTTTGATAAGAACAGTCCATATCTTGCTACTAAAAAAATAGGCAAAAATAATCCAATGGAAGAACAAATAAAGGCTGACAATGAGGTACGACAGGAATGGAACAGGACTGTTGACAGAGCAATTGTAAGCGGAGTGTCAGAAGAGGACATATCAAGGATAAAGAAGAATGAAATAACAGAAAAGGTAAGGTATTCCATAGATTTATATGGAGACAGACCGGATCTTCTTGCAAGTATTATAAAGCTTGCTATTGCAGTGCTTGAACTTCTTATTAATCGCATTATGCTGGCTGCGGTTGGTGTGGCAGAAAAGATGCTGGATATTGTGCCAGAAGAAAGTAGAAATATTGAGGCTAAGACTTATCCAACAATGCCAACAATGTCACCACTTGCAAAAAAATACCTAAGTCTTCAGAATATCTATGATGAATTACAAAAGCAAAATGAAGCAATATTTGCGCAGGAGCATAAACGCAGCGAGCTGGAGATAGAATTGTCAGAATGTAATGGTGCATTTAAGGCACGAAAGCGTGGAGGGTTGCAGAATCAAATATATGAACTGAACAAACAGATTGATAATATGAAATGCTATTTGTCATCTATTGTGCAACGACATGGTTATGATAATGTAAGGGATTTTTATAGTACTTATTATGCGGCTAAAGGGGAATATGCTGATTATGTGAAAGATGTTGAGGAATGGAATGTTAATCACGTTAAAAAGAATGAGAATATTCCAACTGAAGAGAATAGGACAGATAGATATCAGATTGGCGAGGAAAGGAATTTTATGAGAGATAAAGACAAAGAATATTTAATCAAAAAAAGATGATGTAATAGAGTGCTCTGGAGTGCTTGAGAAATTCAAGTTGAGATTGAAAAAATATCAGTATGCATGATATAATACTATATTATGAGAAGTTAAGTGAATATTGTGGTGGATAGGAGAATATTACATTGACAGTAAATTATGATAAGCTGTGGAAGCTGTTAATAGATAAAAAAATCAGCAAAACGCAATTGGTACATAAGAGCGGTATAAGTACAAATGCTATGGCTAAAATGGGAAAAAATCAATTTGTCAGATTGGAAGTGTTAATTAGGATATGTGATATTCTCCATTGCCGGATAGATGATATTATTGATTATTCTATGGATGTAGAAACAGAACGAGGAGGTAACTCTTATGAAATCTAATTTTGACTTTTTACAAACAGAGTTTCCTGTTTTATCAACGTTTGGTTGTCAGGCTGAAAAGTATTGCTTTTCTGATCCTAATTCATGCCTTATGAAATTGGGAATGATAGGGGAGAGCATTGTTAATTTAATGTTTACTTATGACAGAATCCAATTGCCATATGATAATACGGCAGTTACAAGAATAGATACTCTTCAAAGAGAGGGATTGCTAACAAGAGATTTAACGGATATTTTACATGCTCTTAGAAAAGCCAGAAATAAAGCTGTGCATGAGAATTATGATTCTGAATCAGAATGTAAAATTCTGCTTCAAATGGCTTATAGTCTTTGCGAATGGTTTATGCAGACTTATGGAGATTGGAATTATCAGCATCATGATTTTATTATGCCTGAATTAGAAAATAAGAGAGTTTCGGTTACACAGGAAGAGAAAGCTGCAGAAGAGAGACAGGCAGAAGAACTTACAAAACAGGCAGAACAAAAAGCAAGTACAGCAGAAGCTATTTCTAAATCAGAGCGTCAGAAGCAGGCTGGTAAAATGGCAAGTCAGCGCCCTAAATCAGAAGCTGAAACTAGATATATTATTGATGAACAATTGCGTCAAGTAGGCTGGGAGGCAGATACAGAAAATCTTCGTTATTCTAAAGGAACTCGTCCGGCAAAAGGACATAATATGGCTATTGCTGAATGGCCGACAAATTCTTCAGTAGGACAGAGCGGACGTGTAGACTATGCATTATTTGTTGACACTAAGTTGATAGGTGTCATCGAGGCAAAAGCAATACATAAGGATATTCCGTCTGTTATTGATTATCAGGGAAAAGAATATCCGCGTAATATTCGTAAGGAAGATTCAGAGTATCAGATTGGAGAATGGGGTGAATATAAAGTACCATTTACTTTTGCTACCAACGGAAGACCATATCTAAAGCAGCTTGAAACAAAGTCAGGAATATGGTTTTTAGATTTGAGAAGCCCTGCAAATAATCCGACAGCTCTTCATGGGTGGATTAGTCCTATGGGAATGGTAGAATTGCTGGAGAAAAATCCTCAAGAGGGTAATTCAGCATTGAAGGCATTGCCATATGATTTTCTTACAGATCCTAATGGGTTAAATCTGCGTGAATATCAGTTAAATGCGATAAAAGCGGCAGAACAGTCAGTTATTGAAGGAAAAAAGAATATCCTTTTAGCTATGGCAACAGGAACAGGAAAAACACGTACTGTACTAGGCATGATTTATCGCTTTTTAAAGACGAACCGATTCAAACGTATATTGTTTCTTGTTGACCGTACTTCTCTTGGGGAACAGGCATCAGATGTATTCAAAGAAATAAAGTTGGAAGACTTAATGACACTTGATGAGATATATAATATCAAGGGACTTGAAGATAAAAATATTGATAAAGAAACCAGAATACAGGTGGCAACTGTTCAGAGCATGGTTAAGCGTATTCTATATAATGATGGAGAAACTATGCCGGCGGTTACAGACTATGATCTTATTATCATAGATGAAGCACACCGCGGATATATTCTTGACAAGGAAATGGGCGACACCGAAATTTTGTATCGTGACCAAAGAGATTATCAAAGCAAATATCGAAGTGTGATTGAATATTTCGATGCGGTGAAGATTGCACTTACGGCAACACCTGCACTTCAGACGACAGAAATTTTTGGACAACCAGTGTTTAAATATACATATAGAGAAGCTGTCATAGAAGGATATTTAGTAGATCATGATGCTCCTCATCATTTGGAAACAAAACTCAGTACAGGTGGAATTCACTACAAATCGGGTGATACAGTTATGATTTATGATCCTGTGACAGGTGAAATTACAAATAGTGAGTTGTTGGATGATGAATTAGATTTTGATGTTGAACAATTTAATCGGCAGGTTATTACAGAGAATTTCAATAAGACCGTTTTAGGCGAGATTGCTAGAGATATAGATCCTGAGAATCCAGAAGAACAGGGAAAAACTCTAATATATGCAGTTGATGACCAACATGCAGATATGATTGTATCAATTTTGAGAGATATTTATTCGGAATATGGGGTCTCTAATGAGGCTATTATGAAGATAACAGGTAGCGTTGGAGGCGGCAATCCTAAGAAAGTGCAGGAGGCTATAAAACGTTTCAAGAATGAGAGTTACCCAAGCATTGCAGTAACAGTGGATTTGTTGACTACAGGAATTGATGTGCCGGAAATTACAACATTAGTGTTTATGCGTCGTGTGAAATCACGTATTTTATTTGAGCAGATGTTGGGGCGTGCTACTAGATTATGTCCGAAAATACATAAGACGCATTTTGAAATATACGATCCTGTAGGGGTATATGATTCTTTGAATGATGTGAATACGATGAAACCAGTAGTGGTTAATCCAACAACAAGCTTTACTCAGTTATTAGATGGTCTGTCTGAAATAAATGATGATAAACAGGTAGAGCAGCAGATTAATCAGATAATTGCCAAATTGCAGAGAAAGAAACGAAATATGTCGCCTAAAATGATGGACTATTTCATTAGCATGACTGATGGAAAAGACCCATCACAGCTTATTATGGAAATTGAAAAGTCAGATGTGCAGGAGGCTAAGAATCGTCTGCTTAAATATCGTGATGTATTCAAAATGCTACAAGAAACGAAAGCAAATGGTTCTCGTCCTGTTGTAGTTTCAGATGCAGAGGATGTATTAACAGAACATTCACGTGGATATGGAAATGCAGAAAAACCAGAAGATTACCTGAATGCATTTTCACGATATATTCAGAGCAATCGAAATGAAATTGCAGCATTGAATATTATTTGTACCAGACCTAAGGATTTGACAAGAAAAGATTTGAAGGATTTAAGATTAACACTTGACAGAGAAGGATTTACTACACAGCAGTTGAATACTGCACTTTATGAATTGACTAATGAAGAGATAATGGCAGATATTATAAGCTTGATTCGACGCTATGCAATTGGATCAACGCTTATTAGTCATGAAGCACGTATTCACAGAGCTGTTGAGAAACTTAGAAAAAAACATAATTTCTCAAAGCAGGAACAGAGCTGGATATCCCGCATTGAAAAATATCTGCTGGGGGAATCTGTAATGAATATCAAGGTATTTGATGAAGACAGCAGATTCGCAAGCTATGGAGGCTTCAAAAAGATAAATAAAGTATTTCAGAATAACCTTGAAAGCATTGTGCTTGAATTAAATGAATATTTGTATGATGACGGAGGAAATGTTGCATGACAACACAAGAAATTGTATCAAAATTATGGAATTTATGTAATGTATTAAGAGATGATGGCATCACATATCATCAGTATGTTACAGAATTAACATATATTTTGTTTTTAAAAATGGCGAAGGAAACTGGAACAGAAGAACAGATTCCAGAGAAATATCGTTGGGATGAATTGAAGGCTAAAAGCGGAGTAGAATTAAAAAAATTTTACAAGGAACTGTTATCAGAACTAGGGGATAATGGTACAGGCAGAATTCGTGAAATATATCAGGGTGCAGCGACAAATATTGATGAGCCTAAGAATCTTGAGAAAATTATAGCTACGATAGACAGTCTTGATTGGTATTCTGCGAGAGAAGAAGGACTTGGAAATTTATATGAAGGATTACTTGAGAAAAATGCTAATGAAAAGAAATCGGGTGCAGGTCAGTATTTTACTCCACGTGTTTTGATTGATGTTATGACAAAACTTATGAAACCCCAAGTAGGAGAGAGATGTAACGACCCTGCCTGTGGAACATTTGGTTTTATGATTGCTGCTCATCAATATGTTGCAGAGCATACAGATAATTTTTTTGATATTGAAGATGCAGATATGGCGAGATTTGAGAGGGAGGAAGCATTTACAGGCTGTGAGCTTGTACATGATACACACCGGTTGGCATTGATGAATGCTATGCTCCATGATATCGAAGCTCCTATTACATTAGGCGATACGCTTTCAAATATAGGAAAATCAATGCATGATTACGATTTGGTTCTGACAAATCCACCATTTGGAACTAAGAAAGGCGGAGAACGTGCTACACGTGATGATTTTACTTATCCTACAAGTAACAAACAGTTAAACTTTTTACAGCATATTTATCGAAGTCTTAAAAACAACGGAAAAGCAAGAGCTGCTGTTGTATTGCCGGATAATGTGTTATTTGCGGATGGTGATGGCGAGAAAATTAGACGGGATTTATTAGATAAATGTAATCTACATACAATTCTGCGTCTTCCTACCGGAATATTCTATGCACAGGGTGTTAAGACAAATGTACTTTTCTTTACTCGTGGAAAAACAGACAAGGGAAATACAAAAGAAGTCTGGATTTATGATCTTAGAAATGATATGCCATCATTTGGAAAAACTAATCCTTTAAAACCAGAGCACTTTGATGACTTTATAGCATGCTATGCAGATGGAGACTTAAGCAAACGAAAAGAAACATATAGTGAAGAAAATCCAAATGGAAGATGGCGTAAATTCTCAATTCAGGATATTCTTGCAAGAGATAAAACAAGTCTTGATATTACATGGATGAAGACAGAATCTGATACAGATAATTATACACTTGCGGAATTATTAGATCAGATTAAAGAAAAATCTCAGAATATTGCCAAGGCAGTTTCAGAATTGGAACAACTGATTGGAGAAGTGGAGGAGTAATGGATACAAAAGCATTAAGACAAAAAATACTTGATCTTGCTATCCGTGGCAAACTTGTTCCGCAGGATCCAAATGATGAACCAGCAGAGGTATTGTTGGAACGCATCAGAGAGCAGAAGCAGCAGATGTTCAAGGAAGGTAAGCTCAAGAAAAAGGATATTAAGAATGATACAATTATCTTTAAAGGTGAGGATAATTTATCAATTCATTCTTTGAACCATATTGTTGAAACGTAATTAATCTTTGCCCTGCACTAAATTTTTCCATATCAGCTAAAGCTGCATTGCCCAAAGGAGCTTCCGTTGTAAATAAAATATCACCTTTTTTTGAAATGCCACGTTGCTGCCGTTCTTTAAACTCTTCTTCTGATATATAATCATCAATTGTATAATCAATATATCCAGATTTGACATTTTTTGCAGTAACCAAAGGTATTCCATTTGTTATTTTAGTTGGTGTTGCACCCCGATAATCAATAAAATTATATATATCGTTCAACTTACACCAAGCCCACCCCTCCGGCACTTCAAACGGTATCTCATCTTCAATACATTTTACAGTTCCATCCTGCAACTTCTCATAATGCAAATTATTGACACAAGTAGTAAGGTTAAGGTACCTTCGGGGAAAATAAAAAAGTGGAGCCCACGCATGGAACTCCACAGGCTACGGGCATCGCAAGTTTCCGTAGCGCAACCATATGTACATTAACATTACAGGATGCGTATGTCAATAAACTCAGGATAGATATTAAATTATATTTTCCTGTATCGGCTGATTTTATCCCAGTTAGCAGGAAACCCCATATTATCAAGCAATTGTTTCTCTGTAAGATGAGGACACTGCTTAATTACAGTTTTTATAAGTTTTGAAAGAGCAGTTTTAAAGAGTTTGAATTCATCATTATTTATCAGGTAGCGTAGGGCAATTACAACTGCGAATAAATCCTGCTTGCCGTATATATAGTGATTATTGTTTTGAGTTATTTGAAGCTTTTTGTGTAGCAGAGTATCAGGAATCGTCTCGTTTATTCTGAATGAGAACAGACGCTCTCCATGAGCACATACATTACGGCATTTGCCTATAATGTTGATAAACTGATGCAATTGTTTTTCTGAAACATTCTGAAAGTTTTTGCTGATTTTGGTTCTAATATCAGTAGTTGCATATTGATACATTTTGGAAATCTGCCCAAATGTTAAAGCATTTGTTGCAACCCATAATGGTACATTGTGATATGTATTGACTGAATGCTCAATATAGGCATATTTGCTAGGTGTAGCAATAACTTTTTGTAATGAATGAGTCAGGCGAAGCAGTTCACGATGGTTCTTTCTGGTGTGATTATAATTATTTATATCAAGATACATGGACTGCTGTTCACCATATTTTTCACAGAAGTGATAGGAAAACATGGATTTTATATGGCGTTCTACATGAAGAATGTATTTCAGAAACAAAGTGCGTAGCTCTTCATCAAAGTAGTAGAAAGAAACTAATTCATCAAAAGTAACGCCATGAATATATTTATTTGACGGAGCGTGTTTGAAAAGAGATTTGTATCCACCTATTAGAGAATAGTAGCTGAGTTCTTCCAGTTTTTTAGTGGCATATTCGTGATTAGGAATAGCAAGTTGCTTGTCATATTCAAGAATATGTAGCTGCTGCTCATAGGTGAGAAAGTTTTTTGCCATATAGTATTTCCTTTCTGAAACAGGCATAAAAAAAGTGGAGCCCACGCATGGAACTCCACCGGCTACGGGCATCGCAAGTTTCCGTAGCACAACCACTACAAATAATATACCATTGATATCTGGCGATGTCAAACAGTATTTTTTTTAGTGGCATTAATAGTTTATGCGTTTCTGTGTGTGATATTCTTATTTTGTTCATTCTTGGCATTCAGCCATTTTTCTTTATATTCCAGTGCTTTCTCAGGCTTGTGCCATCTGGCATATAGATTATTCAGATATCCGTATACAGATTTCAGATAGTTATTCTTAGAAACATAATTATCAAATGCTGAAACAGCAGTATCAGATGAAGCTAAATCAGAATCACTGGTATCCATAGCAGCATTGATAATACTCTCTGCTGCCAGTAGATTCTTTTCGGCTTCTACTGGTTTACCTTCCTTTAATGCAATTATTCCGGAAGCAAGTCGGCAGCAGCCATAATCTAAAGTGTTGTAGCCTTCGTTATCTGTTACAAGAGCATCATATTGATTAAGGACAAGCCGTGCAAGCTCTAAATCACCAGCAAGTATCAGCATATTTACAAGATTAAGCATCTGTTGGAGCATATCATGCGTTTCAATTATGCCGGTGTCAGCATATGAAATCCTTATCTCAAATGCCTTGTGTAAGGCTTCGGTTGCTTTATCAGTTTTTTTAAGTGCAAGATATACATTGGACAGATTGTTATAAAGATTTGAGAGTAGATTGATATAGCGCTTCTGATTCATGGTGTTCATAGTGTCATCTTCATTTTCAAGCAGGTGTATAGCTTTTTCACGTTTCTTTACAGCCACATCATAATCCTTTCTCATGTATGAAAGCTCTGCTTTGTAGTCTAAAAGTAATGCTCTGTCACAGACAGAATCGATATGCTCCTGTTCCATAAGGTATGATATCCGGTCAGCCAGTTTTGACATATAATCCCTGACAGAGTATTTTTCAAGATATGGAAACATATCCTGAAGGAATAATAGATAACAGGCAGAATTATCATTGATGATGTTTTCTACAACACTTATCATAGCCTGTATCGTATTATCGGGCTTTCGGACTTCTAAGCCATGCATCAAGCAGATTGAGTGAAGACTGTTTACAAGTGTCTGACAATTGGAAATGCAAGGATTTAATTCCTCATATATGATTTCCTGTATCAGAGGATGCAGGTTTATTTTCTTATTCTCTATGTCATCTGTTATAAAACCATATCGGGCAAGATAATTAACATCATGTAAAGAGGCGAGCTGCAGCCAGTTCCTGAAATGATTCTTATACACGCCGGATACCGGAAGGATTGACAGGTTCTTAAGTATATCGGTTTGAGAAGAATTAAGCCGGCTGATCTGCATAAGAATACGCAAATGTTCAATCATAAGCCCATCATAATAATCCCCATCTTTATATAATTCCACATTTTCACTATCTGTGATATTAAGCCCACACTGCTTTAATTCATGCAGTAATTCATCAGGCTCAAGACCGCCTGCTGCAAGTGAAAGAGCTGATAATACGACAGTCAGGGTGTGGGAATGAACTTCTCTTATTATCTGTTTAACTGTTTCGGTATCATCATCCGAATAAGGACAATGCGAAGCAAAAAGCTGTAAAAGGTCTTTTTCAGATGCTATCTCTTTAATCTTAATCGAAGCATATTGTTTTACTTCACAGCGTGTCGTGACAAGCAATTCAAAATCATTCTTTACAAATTCTTTGAAAAAAGCATCATCCTTAGGAAGTGCATTAAAGTTATCCAGTATCACAAGGCTGTCCTGATGCAGGGAGCGTAGCAGTCGGTAATGTGAGTCAAATAGAGCATCCTCATCCATATCTGATGTATCATCTGAAAATTCCATGGCTGCAATGTCTTTTCGCAGTCTGCCGGAATAAAACAGGTAGATGATATTGGTATATTTCTTTTTATTCCTGCTGGCATAATATTTTGCCAGTTCACTTTTTCCTATTCCTGCGATTCCATTTATGAAAACAACGGATTCAGAAGCAAGCAGTCTGCCACATTCTTTTATCTCATCATTTCTTCCGATGAATTCTTTTACAACAGCCGGCAAACGATTACTTAGCAGAATGTCAGTAAGCTCCGGTGAATACAGGTTCTTTCTGTTATGGTCAGATAATATGGCGTAAAGCATAACATCTGTAAAAAATGTGGCATTATCATCAATGGCAATTAATTCATCAGCTTTGGTAATGCCAATTATTTTTCGGCTGTTATTAATCATATCTTCCAACAAATATCTGGTATTAGAAACATTTATAAGATTAGGAATAATCTTGTTCTTAAAGTCCGTAATCATCTGATTACGCCCGGTATCATTTTTGTATTCATTCAGAATATCTACAGGAACAGGTCTTGCTCCATTACACCAGCGGCTGAATGTGATGTTATCATCTGAAGCTTCACCATAGTCAGAGGCTTCATCCAACAGGCAGAGCGAAAACAGGTCACGCACAAGCCGGTGCTGTGGGTAAGTCTTTATTTTATTGTCAAGTAATGCACCTGTCACATGTGCAAATGTCAATTGATTTTTCATACTTTCTCCATGTCTATGTCAACTTCCAGTCAACATGTCGTCAATGTGTTTCATTCTCAAAATTTACTATCATTATCACAACAAAACATAGCCAGCAGACAGCAGAAGATATCTGAAATGGCTATAAATATTATAACATAGAACAAACATATGTTCTACAACTTTTTTGTACATTGAAAACTAAATGAGCTTTATCATATGCCAACAGAACCAGCGAAGATGTTTCCGGTAGGAAACGGAGCGGGTGAAGACACTTCCGTCAAGGGTGGGAAACGGACTCGAACAGGAGTAGCCCACAGGTCACGAAGCGATTCGGGGGACTAAAGGTCAGCTGTGAGACTGACAACATGTGATATGCAGAAAGCCAAATGAAGTATCTTTCAACGGTATGATTATCACAATTGAGATTTCGGTAAAAGAAGGTGATATGTTTAGTATTTTAAGAAGGGGGTGTTTACACATGGCAAAAGAATTAGAATTAGCCAAGAAACTGGCTGTACTTGGGTGGATTTTCCGCAAGGGACTGATTACCGAAGATGAGTACAGTAGAACAAGAATTCATATTATGAGTGAATATGATGTTATAACTTTTATGACAGCATAGCCGCACATTCGTTAACATTTATATTTTGAATTATAGTGTAGGCAGTAGCAGAAATGATGTTACTGCCAATTTATTTTATACAGACAAATTTTAGGGAAGGAGCGTTTTCTATGGATGAAAAACAGGTAGAAGTAATAAAGAAAGTGGATGGTCCTGTTATCAGAGACCGCAGAAAGATGGGAAAACCACTTACTATTACAAGAAAAAGAGTAGCAGCATATGTCCGTGTCAGCACGAATGGAGAAGAGCAGATACAGAGCTTTAATTCACAGAAGCAGTACTATCAGGATAAGATAGATTCCAATAAAGAGTGGGTTATGGTTGGGATATACGCTGATGAGGGTATCACAGGAACCAAAACAACGAAAAGAGAGCAGTTTCTTAAGATGATTGATGATTGTATGAATGGTCTTATAGATATTGTAATTACGAAGTCAGTATCAAGATTTTCACGAAATCTTGTTGATACACTGCAATATACCAGAATGCTAAAGGTAAAGGGAGTTACAGTAATTTTTGAAAAAGAGAATATTGACACATCAAAGATGGAAAGTGAGATGCAGTTATCACTTTTATCTGCTCTTGCACAGAATGAGGTTGAGTCTTTATCCCAGAATGTGACAATGGGTGTGCAGATGAAAATGTCCAGAGGAGAGCTGATGGGATTTAACGGATGTCTCGGATATGATTATAACCCGGAGGATAAGAGTATAACTATCAATGAGGCAGAAGCAGAGACAGTTCGCCTGATTTATGATTTGTATCTGCAGGGATATGGTGCATATAGAATTGCGAAGGAGCTTACGAGGCTTGGTAAGGTCAATAAAAAGGGCAATGTTAAGTGGACAGACAGCGGTGTTAGGGGAATTCTTAAGAATGAAAAGTACAAGGGCGATTTGCTTATGGGAAAAACTTACACAGTAGACCCGATATCAAAGAGGCGTCTGGATAATCACGGTGAATCCAATAAATATTATACGAAGAATCATCATGAAGCCATTATTTCAGAGGAAGAGTGGGATAAAGTTCAGGATATTTTAAAAAGCAGATATCGTACTAATGAAAATGTATCAGATGCGGAGAGAATCAAGTTTGCAAGAAAATACGCTTTTAGCAGTATGTGTCAGTGTGGTTTCTGTGGAACTAATCTCACCAGACGTTCCCATAATCAGGATACAAAGCATAAAAAGCCGGTATGGAAATGCCGGACGGCAACGAATAAGGGAATTGCAAACTGCCCACATAGCAAAGCCGTAGATGAAGTGGTTATCGAAAATGCGTTTCTTGAGATGTTTAAGTTGCTTGCAGAGAATTTTGATGATGTACTTGAATCTGTGTTGTCATCAGTAGAAGAAACATTATCCAAAGACGACAGTACAGAAAAATTGAAGCGTATTGAGAAAGAGATTTCCTCGCTTGAAAAGAAGAGAAAAAAATTGACTGATATGTATCTGGATGATAAAATTTCTAAAGAAGCTTATGACGATAAATACAGTGAGATTAGCAATAAGTTGGATAAATGTGAAGAAGAAAAGCATTTATTTTCTGACTGCGTATTATCACAGAAGAATATTGCTGATAAGATGAAACTCATTAGGCAGAAGATTAAAGGGGCTGATGTACTTGATGAATTTGACAGAGTAGTATTTGAAAGTATTGTGGAGAAAGTCGTTGTCGGTGATATGGAAGAGGATGGCACAGCTGATCCGTATAAGCTGACATTTGTGCTAAAGGGTATGGATGACAGAAGCATACCATATGCCAGAGACCGATATATGAATCTTTGTGAAAAGGCTGTGTAGACAACAAGGAGGAGCTTAAAAATGAGCGATAATCATGACTTGTTGAATGATAAAGATGTGTGTTCTTTTGAAGAACACGAGGCAGAAAATGTGTGTTCCAACAAAGATGCCGTTGCATGTGGAGACGGTTGTCTTGCTTTCCAAGGGTGAGGTCGACTCGAAAAAGATTCGGGTTGAGTTCTCTTTGGAAGATATGGATATGTCCGAATTTCAGGATGGGGCAACCTACACCCAGATCAAAGACTATGTGCTGGAGCATAGCGGGTTAAAGGTATCCAATCTTTATATCTCACAGATTAAGAGGAAATGTGGGATTGAGGTCGGCAAGAACTACAATCTGCCCAAATCCGAAGATTCCAGACAGCCCCAGTGTCCGCCGGAAAAAGAGAAAGCAATCCGAGAAGCTATGAAATATTTTGGGATGATTTAATATCCCATATTATGGAGGTTGCTTATGGATAGATTGATTTCTTGTGAGTTCAACATGGATAATGCTTGTGTGGAACTAAAATTTGCAAATGGCAGCATGATTGCCATTGATACCATCGCCGTGGAGAATGAGGTTGCCGATAATATGTATCAGCGGTCAGAATTGGACTATCTGATCTACAATGATCCGATTGGATATGCAGACTTGATATTGAACGGAAACCCCGAAATTTATCTAAAAACTGTAACTGAATGTAAACCCTTAGATTAAAACTCAGCCCTCTGCCTTTTCATTGGCAGAGGGCCGTTT